ACTTTTTGATATGACTCAGCTACCTTCTCAGCTTGAATCACATCCTCTTCTAACGCACTTCTATTAGCTTGTGAAGCTGTCCATACGGGTATTTCATACTCACCTGCTAAACCCCTTAAATCTTCATAAATATTTCCAAGTGCGTGTCTTACTTCTTTATTATTATTTATATCCCTTAATAAATCACCATAATCCAAAATAACCATATCAACTTTTGTTCCCAATGTAATCATCCTCTGTAAATGTGCTGATAGTGTTTGAACTGATGCGGTTTTTGTGGGATAATACTTAACAACTAAATTTCCATCTAAGTCGTCAAGTTTTGATTTCACCTCATCCTTATGAAATTTTAAATTTTGAGATGCAAATCCACTAAAAATACTATCGTATCTTAAACCTGTATAAGATTCATTCAACTCTAATGTGTAGTGAACTACTGACATTCCATCCTTAATAGCTCCAGCTCCAATTGCTTGTAAGACCCAAGATTTACCAATTCCAGCTGGTGCTACTACAACTCCAAGTTCTCCTGGCCCTAATCCACCATCAGTCAAGTCATTTACTACTTCCCAAGGCGTCTTTACAGTTTGACGAGATGATTCTTGATATCGCTCTTCAAACTGCTCCATATAAACATGCCCTATATCTCGTTCAGTTCCTGCTTTTAAAGCTTCATCTACGAGTCTTTTAATTTCCTCATAGTTTCCACTTTGTAGTAAATCTACTGATACGACAATAGCATCTTTAATTTTTTGATTCTTGCAAAAATCTAAAGCTTTCTCTTGAACAAAGTCTAAATCAGTTGCTTCAAAATGTTTGAAAGCGTTTTTTAAATCTTCAACAATTGATACTCTTAAAATATCTTCAGTATCATTGTCAATTATAACTTTCAAAGCATCTAATGTAGGTAACTTCTTATACTTATTGAAATACTTTTTTATCTCTTTACATAACCAATTATTTGAATCTGATTCAAAGAATTTTGGTTCAAGTATATCTTGAATTTGTTCTAAAAATTGACGATTTGTTAAGAGAGATGCGATTAGTTTTGCTTGAAATGAATTTCCATACTGATGTAAACTAACTTTATCTGTCATCTATTGATTCCCCGCTATAACATTTATTCTATTAAATGTTTCTGCTAACCAAACATCTAAGTTTGGAAAAGCTGAATTTAATTTGTCTTCTATTACCATTTTTTGAAAATCGATTTTTACCAATTGGTCTATTTTTTCATTTACGATATTCTGAATTTTTAATTTAGAATTACCACTAATATCAACATCATCTAGTTGCATTAAATCATAATTCAGTTTTACTATATCTTCATCTAAACCATTGTCGATTAAGTCTTGAGGTGTCATAACCTTATCTTCCAATATCGTTGGAACTTTTTTAATTAAAGTTTTTTTACCCCAACCTTTAACTCCAGGAATACAATCGCTTTTATCTCCATCAACGACTCTATACATTACAAAGTTATGAGCTGGAATACCAAACTCCTCAAAAACCATTTCAGGATTATACATTTTTTTCTTGGTAGGACTCCAAACTGATATTCTATCAGAGACTAATTGTATAAAATCCTTATCCGTAGACATAAGTATCATCTTACTATCTTTTAATACACTTTTTGCTATATAAGCCATCACATCATCAGCTTCAACATTCTCAACCATTAAAGTTGTGAGTGGTAGTGTATTTAGGTAGCCGAGTAATCGAGTAATTTGCATTCTTAGAGATTGTTGCTCATCTTCAAATGAAGAAAAATCATTTGTTCTATTGAATCTTGTATTTACTCGACGCTTCTCTTTATAATCTGGAAATATTTTTCGTCTTCTTTGCGAACCACCTTTACCGTCAAAGACGATGACACAACGGGTCGGATTATGAGTCTTGATGGCGTATCCAATGGATTTCAAGAATCCCACAATCCCCCCGATGTGTATACCATCATCGTTGGTAGAAGGATTGACGGCGAAACATCTTATAAAGGTGTTAAGTCCATCAATCACTAATACCTTGTCATTTGGTTTGGTTTCCAAATCATCCGGCTTTTGAAGTTCGTTAAAAAAACTTATATACTTATTCTTCGGCATCTGTAGCGTCTATTGTGACATCATCGATTCCGATTTTGTCTTGGTATTTTAATATTACTTTTTCACATATTTCTTGGTATAGCCACTCTTTCATCTCTGGGTCTTTCTCAAGAACTTCATCAAAATCTTTTGATTGAAATTTAATATCCTTACCCTTGTAGTTTAATGTATACCAAGCTCCACCAACTTTACATATTCCGTGCTCTTTCATCTTCTCTAACCAATTACCATAATTGTCAATACCTCTATCGAAGTACATTGTATAGTCGGCGTTTCTCAATGGTGGGCCTAATCGATTCTTCACAATCTGTGCTCGAACCTTCATTCCAAGAACATTCTTACCTGTCTTATCTTTAAGCTGTCCCATATTTTTTAATCTGATTCTTGTCGAAGCGTGAAACGGAAGTGCTTTACCACCAGAGGTAGTCCACGGGTCTCCAAACATTACACCCAACTTCTGTCTAAGCTGATTCGTGAATACAAGTGCTACTTTTTCTCTCCCTATCATTTGGGTAATCTTTCTCATAGCTTTACTTATCACGATTGCTTTACTTGTAGCCCAACCATCTTTATCATAGTCGGCTTCCATTTCAACTTTCGTGCTGGCGGCTGCCAAACTGTCGACCAAAATCGTCACCAACTTATCTTTATTGGACTCTCTAATTTTTACTACTATTGATTCTATAATTTCAAAAATATCTTCAACTGTCTCGGTATGTACATATAACATACTATCCAAGTCAACACCAATAGCTCTCAAAAACTCTCTACTAACGGATGTCTCAGTATCAATATAAACTGCTACACCACCTTTTTTCTGAGTCTCTGCTAACAGATGAGCACCTAGTAAAGATTTACCACTAGATTCCAATCCATTAATCTCTGTAATACGACCAACGGCTATACCACCATTTGGTCTATTAGATATTGCTAAATCCAACATATCTGAACCAGTAGATATAAAGTCATCTACATCTGTTGGTGTTTGGTCTGAACCATCTAAGAAATAGGCTACTTTCGTACCTTTGAATTTTTTATTTAAATCACCGGCTAATATTTCAGCCAAATCATCTCTAATTGCCATATTTGTCTCCTAATTTATAAGTGGTGGCGAGGATGAACTCACCACCACTCAAATCATTATTCCTAGCTATTGAACAAGTCGTCAAAGGCAGCTTCTACATCACTATTTTTTTCGGTTTTTGTGTCAACAACTTTATCCAAACCATCATCTTTTGCAGCTTCTGTATTTCCTACATTACCACTTTCATTAGAATCTGTATCAGATGGGTTTAAATAATTATGAAGAACTTCTTTTAACTCATCATATGACTGCTCAGTATAGATTTCAGTAATCTTTTGCTGGTTTTCAATCATAGATTTAAGTTGTTCTTTATCTTCAGTTATTGGTGTTTGATTAGGCTTAACTCTGATTGATGTTGAAGGAAAGTTTGCACCTGTCTCTTCAGCAGTTTTAAATTCAACAGAGATGTCACGACCTGTCATTGGGTCTGCGATATCACCGTAATCAGGGTCAGCAATAAAACCTAACAGTTCTTGATAAACTGTTTTTCCAAATCCCCAAAACTTAACACCTTGAGCTTCTTCTCCACGAACTATTACTGGAAGAAAAGTTCTCATTTTGGCATCTAACTTACGACCTAATCTCCAATCGTCTTTATTACCAGTTTGCTTTAGTTTTGTTGCAAACTCTTCGATTGGGTCTGGTCTTCCAAATGATATTGGTGAAAGATAAGTTCTTTTAGCAACATCATAGTGAAAGTATAACTCAATAAAAGGATTATCCTTATTGAATTTGTAAGGTACTATTCTTACTTGTTGTGTTCCAGGTGATGGTTTCCATAAACTAGATTGTTTTGTGTTTGTCTCTTTGAGTTGAGATAACCTTTGTTTAATCGCATTAATATCCATTATTAACTCCTACTTTTTATTTGTTATTTGTTATTAGGTTGAACCATATCAACCACTAATAAGTATTACTAACTTTCTTAAAATACAAAAAAATTTTCGGGGGAACTCCAAGAAAGGAGTAAAAGAGAAGCTCCCCCTAGTAGTGTATCCACTACTTCGTTAAGAATCTTTTGTTCATAGTCCTAGCGACATCCACGACATTTGTCACATTCACAAACTCAGAATCAGAACCATACATATTTTTGAAAGAACTTCTGTCACTTTCATAATCATAATCACTAATGAAATAACTAAGAACTTTAATACCTTTGTTTCTCATCATATCAACCATTTTCTTAGTATGTTTCTCAGCTCTTTCACCACTATAATGTATATCAGAGTTACCAAAGTAAGGTTGACCATCTGAATAGTTGATAAAATAAGAATCTTGAGTAGTTGAACCAGGAATTAATTCATCCATAATAGACTCGAAACATAAACCCTCAGGGGTAGTTCCACTAACATCTAACGCTGGAAATAATTTTCTAACTTTTACTAAGTTGTCTTTCCTTGAATCATAACAAACCATAATGAAAGGAACACCTTGACTATTATTTTTAGAATGAGTAGTTCTAATTGAAACAACAACATCAATGTTTCCAACCATATCAGAAGCTTTTATCATAGCGACAGCACTAGTCATAGCTTTGTTCCACTTTTTACCACTCATAGAACCACTAGCATCAATCGATAAGTGAACAAATACTTTGTTGAACTTGTCAACAAAAGTTTGTTGAAAGACATTAGAGTTTCCAAAACCTAACTCAGAAATTAATCTTCTGTCAAGTCTTCCAGAATCTTTTCTTGTATATTTAGTAGTATTTTCTTCGTTTCTAACTTGAAGTTTTCTACCCAACATAGTTCCAATTCTCATACCCTCTTCAACAAAGTTATAACTTCTACCATACTCAGAAGAATAGTTTCTCACATTCCAAGAAGAAGCACAACCAAATTGGTCTGAATCAATAATTGATTGAGTTAAGTTTTTAACAACCAAACACTTAGTACCGTTAGAAAATCCACCATAATAGTTCTCAACATTTTTACCGACATTCTCATACCCAGCACCACTCTCTTCAATAGCTTTAATATCTTGAGAATCTTTTTTAGACATTAGAGTTTTTTGAATGTCACCATCAAGAAACTTTTCTTGTTTCTGAAACGCTTTCTTCAATAACTCTTTTTGTCTATCTGATAACTCAACAGACTCAGAACCATCATCATTTGAAAGATTTTCATCTGGTGTCTCTGGTGTTGAAGGAACAGGAACATTAATAGTTTTTCCACCACTAGTTGAATCAGAATCAGAAGAACTCATAGTGTCACCATTCTCAACAGCGTCAAGTAAAGACTCAAACTCTTCATCAGACATAGTGTTATCAGAAGAACCACCTTGACCTTGACCCTCTTCATCAGAATCAGAAACTTCAATTTTATCAATTGAAAGAAGAATTTCACTCATAACTTCACAAGAAACATTGAAACAATCATTAGTATCTTTTAGTCTCGAAATATTTCTTAAATCAATAATGTCATAGATTTTTCTTAAACCTTTAAGAGCACCCAACTGACGATTTTTATTATGAAGGTTAATGATTCTGAACATATAAGAATCAATCTCTTCTGTTCTGAACTCTGAAGATAGAAGACCCTTATCTACATTCTTAGAATAAAAATACTTGTCATACATAGAATTGTAATAACCTTTATAACCAGGTGAAGAAGAGAAAATGAAATAGTCAATTCTTCTATCTTCAACATAGTTTAAAATACTTTTAACAGTTTTAATAATATCCATTCTTGGAACACCCATAGTCTCACCAAGATTATAAATCTCTTGTGGAATATTAGTCTCAAGATGTCTTAGAAAATCAAAATCAGACAACTTAATATGTGAACCCTCGTGAAGAGCTAACCCAACTGCAACATCAAAGTTCTTATCAGTAAGATTAGAACCAATCACAACTTTTTTACCATTAGTATAACTTTCATCTTTTGAATTAAACACAACAGGAAAAGACTCACCAGTAACAATATTAACAAAGTTACTGATAGCTCTCTTATATGACGCTAACTGAACAAGGTCACGACCTTTAGGTTTTTCAGTTCCAAATAACTCATCATATTCATCATCATTATTGTTATTAATCCAAAATGATGAATATTGATTTGTTTTAGTCTTAGAAGGACCAGACCTAAAAACAAAACCTTTATCATCAAATTTATAACTCATTAAAAACTCCTTTTCTTAACACTATAATATACGAGCTCTTTACAATACGAGTCAAGAGCTTTTTTCATTTTTTTCATATTTTTTTAAGCTTTTTTCTTAGCACAATACCAATTACAATATTGTTTACCCTTGTAGTTTACTGGGGGATTTGGTTTTTGACACTTATTACACATAAAATAACTCCTTTTCTTAACACTATAATATAAGAGCTTTATAGTATTCGTGTCAAGAGCTATTTTCTATTTTTTCCAGGTTTTTGTATCTACGATTGTATAGATGTGTGTTCTGATATGATTCAATTTATTATCATCTGTTGTTAATAGTAAAGAATTTTGATAGTTATCCCAGGGAATTTCAAATCTTTTATCCAATACACCATTATTTAAATCCCTAATTATACAATTTAAAGCATTAATAGTATATAGAGTATTTGTTTGTTTTTTTCTGTGAAGTGAAATAGTTTTTTCTAAAAAATTACCAAGATTAACTGAATCTACATTATATGTACAAACTAATTGCTCAGGATTATCATCATTTTGAAATACATATATTTTATCAAAAATAATTGTATAGGCCTCTATAATCTGACTAACAAGGCTATTTAGTTGAGACTGGTCTGTAAATGTACATAATAGTTGTGTTTTCATTTCATTCTCTTAAAATTTAATTGTAAGTTCCGAAGAACCATTAACTTGTATACCAAGAACATCTAATAAAAATTGTACACCTTTTTTAGCATATTCTTTTAGTTTATTCAAAACTCTCTGTATTGTATTTTTGAAAAAATTGTTTACATATGATTTTATTTTTTCAAATAATTGTTTCCCAGCTTTTTGTAATTTCTTAACACCTTTTTTAGCCCAATCTATAAGACCCTCTTCTAATAAATCATCAATATCTTTATACAAAGTATCTAATTCTTCATTCATAATCATATCAATATCTTTGTTTAAATCATACTCTTCAACTAATTCATTATTTTCGTTCAATAATCTAAACGCAGTAAACTTACTTCGACCAGTAGATTTAAATCCAACATTAGTTTTTACTTTAGAAGCGTGAGATTTAGCATACTTAATCATATCAGTATGGAATGTAGTTGAACCACCTAAATCAAATTCTAGTAGTGAATTAGCAATACCTTCGTGTGATGAGTTGACATCATTATCACCAGAAAATTTATAATTACCTGTAGCAGCTTCATACACTACCCATTTCTTAAAGTCATCATTTTCTAAAGCATTTTTAAATTGAGCTTCTAAATCTTTATGTATTATATTCTGCTCTAACACACCTTGAACGGCTTTCTTTAAATCTTCATTACCAATAGTTTTTAAATAAGTTTTAAATCTCTTAGTAATCTTATCAGTTTCATCTGGAACACCATCAATAAACCAAGTTGTAAAATTACCTCTTCCAGAAATCATATTAGATGCCATAGCTTCAGCTTTAGCGTGTTTCTGAATATCTGCATCTTTATACTTTTTACCCTTTGGTATTTTATTTTTTATTTCTGGAAATCTAACATCAATATACCATTCTGCAAAAGCTTGTTTAATCTCTGTCACAGTTGGGTCTGCAGTAAATGTTTTAAATTTAGAATCTACTGTAGCTATAATAGAATCAGCTAACTTACTATTTCCACTATCTTGTTTTTTATAAAATTCTAAACCTGCAGTAAACAATCCTTTAGCATCACCAGCACCACCACTAGCTAATTGAGAACCACCTCTTTTCTTTAATGATATTCTATATTTTGAATTTAAAATATCTGTCTTTGGTGTTCCTTCAGATGTTGTCCAATTTGGTGATGGACTATAACTTCTCTTACCAGTATAAATTAATTTACCTGATACACTTCCTAAATTTTTAGCTATTTTTTGACCAACCTCATCTAAATGTTCAGAAAAATTAGAATACTTGTCAGCTTCTATTTCAGCAGCTGATATAGCAGTGTCTTCTTTCATACCAACATTGTTTATGTTATGCCATTTACATATAGCCATCTCATAATATGCAGCATCTTTAGGTATAGCTTTACCTCCAGATGATGTTTTACCTGTAAATGTTGATTTTGATATTTGTTTTAATGTATATTTTTGTCCATTTGTAGCTGGAATGATAGGTATAAATCTACTACCACCACCCTTGAAGTAATCACTAAAACCTTTTTCAGTTTTTTCAACTTTTTCAAATTCTTTTAACCAAGACTTACTAATTTTTATCTCACCTGATGGATTCTCAATAAGTATTGGTTCACCATTTTCTATCTTATCTATTAATGGTCTCCAATATTTACCATTACTTTTAGCCAATTCAAATGGTGTAAAAGTAGCCTCATTTAATGTTTCCTTTGGACTATCTAATAAATCTAATGGATAATCAAGTTCTACTAAAACCTCTCGTAGTTTGGCTTTATGATATGGATTGTTTAAATCAGGTTTACCATTTGGAACTCGGTATGCCCATTCTCTAACTATTTCATCATAATCTACATACATTTACTTCTCCACTATTTCTTTCATTTCGTGGTAATTTATACCTTTTGAAACCTTAACTGGAAAATTACCATTTTGTTCGATAGTAGTTCTAACCTTTTGTAGAAAGTCTTTACCATCATCTAAACAAAAATCGAATAAGAAAGAATCATACTGATATAGAATTAATTTAGATTTATATGGTTTCACTATCATCGTCAAGTCAGAAAGCATTTTCATATTATATTCTGTTTCATTCAACTGAATCAAATAATTAAATAATTTATTTGGATTCATATCAGCCAAATTCTTCTTACTTATTTCTCTATTATAAATATCAGATTTTACAGAAAAAGTACTATTATACTCATACCATTTATCTTTGATGTATTTTGATACCTGATTGAAAAATGGTATATTAGTCGATATATCCTTTGGTATTCCCCCATAAAGGTACTTAAAACTTAACTTTTTACTTTCCTCGTAGTCAACTCCATATTGCTTACTTAGATATTCGTGAACAGAACCTTCTGGAAAATTATATCCAATTATGTTGGCAATCAAACGCAAGTGATAAGCATCGTAATCCATTTCTACTAAAATACCATTATCA